AGTTCGACGATGACCTGAAGGACGGATTTTTCTTCGTCGGCCATCGCCTATCGCTCCTTCGGTGCTGTCGCCTTTTGGTAAGCCACAATCACCTGATACCAGCCAATCACATCCGAGATGCTCATCCGGTCGATACTCTCCGGACTCACACCCATTTCGACCATCGCCCCAATATCCGCGAGGCTCAGAACTACTGCAGCGTGTCGTCCTCTTCCGTCTCTGGCGCCGATTCCTTCACCGTCGCCTTCTTCGTAGGGTTTAGCAGCCCACCGACCTCTTCCACGATCTTCATGCAGTCGTCGAAGTCCAGATTGTCATAATCCTCGACGCGCAACTTCTTTCCATCCACCAGGCAGAGCCGGGATGCGATGCCGTAGATCATCTTGAACTTGTCAGCCTTCTCGCCGGACGCCAGAAGTCCTTGGCGCATGTCGCGGCCAGTCCCACGAAGGACGATGACGTGTTTTCCTGAAAAGGGGAGGTCGAACTCGGCGCGAATCTGTTCGGGGGTGGGGGCTTTTGTTGCGGGTGCTTCCATCACAACGGGGTCTGACATTTGAAACTCCTGACTCGGATTGTCCGATATCGTTGGGCCAGCTTGCGGTCTACGTTCCTTCGGAGACGTTCAGCCGGGCGGGGAATTGACCCTCAGAGCACGCTCCGAGGAAAGTGTTTGATCCGACCGTAAGAAACTCTGCGGGCGCTCCGGGTTGAATGGCAAGCCCTGTCAGCGGCTTCACGGCGGCAGCGGCAGCCTGCGTGGTCGCCAGCAGCACGTAGGCGATGTTGGGCCCGACGTTGATGATGCGCAGCGTGGTGCCGGTGATGGCAGCCGTTACGCCGCCAGGACTGGCAACCACTTGGAACGACGAGGAAGGTGCGTAGCCGTTGGCTGCCATGGTTTACGCTCCGTTGAACGCGCGGAACAGCGCGAGTTGATCGATGCCATTCACGAAGTACTGATTCGAGAACGCATCGAAGAGGTAAATCTGCTGTCCACCGACGGAGAGGTCGACGTGCCACACATCAAAGGAAGTGGTGAACTCGGCCAGCTCCTGAGCCTTCACCGCCAAGTCGCCAACTTCGAAGGGAAGCCCGACGAAGTTGTAGATGACTGGCTGCTCAAAAACCTCGCCGGCGGCAGAGATGGTCTGAAGATCACCGAGGCAACTGATGCTGCACGCGGAACTGGAGAGCGCAACCTGCCCGATGGTGTCCGCGTCGAAGCTCGACCACTTGATGGTCGACTCCATCGCATCCCAGCCCGTAGGGATCTTGATGCGAGCCGCCATGCCCAGGCCCTTGTAGTCGGTGCGTATGCGCTTCGGCTGCGGAATCTTTACCTCAGCGGCACGGCCCAGAAGGCTGTAGCCATTGATGTAGACATTCATATTGGATAGCGAATTGACGACGAGACTTCCCATAATTCATCTCCCTCTACAGCAGAACTGTCTGCGCACTGTTGGCAGACGTGGTTGCGGGTCCCAGATTCGAAAGTAGGCTGGTAGTGACCGCGAAGTTGTAGACGATGTTTTCAGCCGGCGGCGGTGGCATCACATTCACTTCGAAAACGAGTTGACCATTCGCCAGATTCGCCGCAGGATTGTCAGCCGGGTTGTATTTGATCGCGCTTCCAGCAATCAACGCGCCCTTCTGCACCAGCGTGTTGATAAACCCGTTGACGCTCTGAAGGATGCTGTTGATAAGCCCGTTGGTGATGGGCTTGTCCAAGAATGGCAGCGAGGCGAACTGGATGCTCTGCTCGACTACATCCAAGGTGCGGCGTACCGCGATGAAGGTGGTGACAGCGCCGCTCGATGGGAAGCTCGATGCACGATTGCCCCATGTCCGGTAGCCGGTGCCGTAGCCGTTGAACACGGTGAGGATGCCAGCGGCGTTCAGAAGGTTCGTGTCCGCCGTCGTATCGTAGGCGCTCATGTACATCCCGATGTCCGGCCCGAGGACGCCGTTGATCTGGACATTCGAGGGCGAGAACCAGAATCCATTCGCCAGGTCATTCGCCGCCGCCGCGCCCGCCACCCACTGGCAGTAGGGGCTCTCGACGGTGCCGGTGACGGTTGCGTAGCCGATGTTGCCCTGCGCGCTCACCGTGACGCCTGTGGGGTTGATGGCGCTGCCCGTCTTCAGTTCATACGGGCCAGTCAGCACCAGCCGATCGCTCGCCTGATTCCAAGCATTGCCAGCCGCTCCGCGGTTCGCCACCATCGTCGCCACCGTCGTCTGCCGGGGTGCATCGGTGAAGGCAATCGCCTTGATGGAGGTTGCAGCCGCAAGCAACGCCGCGCTGGTGGCCAGGTCCTCAAAGGTTGGCGCGATGAGGAGCTTCGCAAAGAAGCCCATCGTGTTGAAGGTTCCCAACAGCGCCTGGATGCCGGTGCGGACGCTTCCGACGGTGGTTCCGATGATGTCGCTCGGGGCTACCTTGGACGGGTCGCAGTAGGTTGCCGTGACCTTGAGCGCCTGAGCGGCCGCAATCGCGCCGCCCGCCTTGGTGTACAGCAAGCCGTTGATGTAGTCGATGGTGTAGTCGGTGCCCTCGACGTAGGTCGTGCTGAGCGCCGAATTCTTGACCACCACGCTCGACGGAGGTCCGCCAAAGGTGATGGTGAAGGATGCGCCGGTGCCGACTCCGCTGGTGGCGGATTGCAGAACAGGGTTGGATGGAACGGTTGAGTAGCTGCCCGCTGTGGTGATTGTCGCTGCATTCACGCCGAAGATGCCAGCGTTGAAGGTTGCACCGAGCCCGACGCCGGAGGTAGCGGACTGCGTGAAGGTTGCCGAGTTGACGGTGAAGACGCCGGGGTTCACGACGTTGAAGGTAGAGACGCCCATCACGATCGCCAGAGTCGCGCCGGTGAGCCCCGCACCCGTTACAGGCTCCGCGGTGAGTACGGTGGGGTTGGTGAGGTAGCTTCCCGCGACGGTGACGGAGATAACCGCCGTGATGATGCCGCCCGCAACCGTGACCGAGGCTTGGAACTTCGTGCCGGTTCCGGTCGTGCCAGTGACGGTCTGTGTGCCATTCGTTCCGCCCGTACCACCTGATGCGATGGTTGCGGCGGTGACTTGGGTGGTGTCGACGGCGAGGACGGGGGCGACTGAGCTCGTTCCGCCCGTCAGCGTGATCGTATCGCCGGGTGCGTAGCTGTGCGAGGTGCTTCCACCGGCCGCGTTGAGTGCCAACCCGACCAGCTTCGTATTCGTCACCGTCAGTTGCGCAGCGAGCGAGCTCACACCGCCCGCGAGGGTGATGGTATCCGCAGCGGCGTAGCTTGCCGACGTTGCGCCGCCAGGGGCGAACACGGCATCGACTGCAGCCGTCGCCAGAGGCGTATTTGGCAACCCAGGCCCAATCAATCCCATGCGGCCAAGCGTGACGGGAACCGCGTTCGAGGATGGGGCGGTGAAGGGCAACGCGGTAAACGTGCTCTGGTGGATGAGCGGGTTGAACACGTCAATCACGATGACGGCGCCGGAACCCTGCGACTGGATATCCGACAGCGCGCCGGGGATGGTGTATCCGGAGATGTACCGGCCAAAGTTCGAAGCCTGACCTGCACTCGTGATGAGCGTTGGCGTGTTGACGCCGGGGCCAGCGCCCGTCGGTGCCGACCACTGCGGAGCCGAGCCGATCAGACCGATGACGGCCGAGTTGACGACCTGGATGCTGACGCCGTTGCTATTGACTTCCGTTACAGTGATGCCATGAAAAAAGCTCATTGTTTCGCTCCTATACGGGTGGCGTGATGATTATCTCATCCCCACCCGGTTGCACTTTGACTGTTTCCTGCACGAGGTTTGCGAGTGCATATTCCGGCAACAGCTTCGGACGCACCGTGACTACATTCAGCGTCATATCGTAAAGCCAAACTTTGCCCTGCGAGTCCTGCTCACCAAACCGTTCGTCGGTGAAGTAGGCGTTGCGGCAGCCGGTGGGTGGGAATCCGGTGAGCGCCGCTTCGATTGCGTCGATGAGCGCGTAGACCGATCCGGCACCCGAGAGAGCCCATGCGGTAGTGCGCGCCTCCACATGCAACTCAAACTGCAAGGTCCGCTCCTGAAGCATGGCGGAGGTGGAGATTGGCTTGCCGAGAGTGGTGCTGCGGTAAGAGATGAGCACAAAGGCGATGGCCGAGCTCGCCCACCACGTATCGCGGTCGAAGTTCGGGAACACGTAGACGGGAATTTGGAGCGCCGGAGACTGCACGTTCGCAAAGAAGTCGGTGAGCTGCGCTGCAACCTGGTTCTGGATGCTGTCCACCGTCAGCAGACCCTTCGGAGGCGTAATCGTCCGGCCACCCCATGCTGTGGGGTCGATCACCGTCGGTAAAGCTCCGTAGGTCGGTAAAGGCACTCGTTATCCCTTCAACTTCTCGCTCAACTTGTTTCCGCGCTCGCCTGCCTCTTCTGCAATCTTTTCGTGCTCCGCTGCACCCTTCGGCAAACCATCACGGTAGGACCGCGCTGCATCGGAAAAGTGGTCAGCGGCCATCCGGTGAGTTCCCGCGGCCTCGAGATGCTTCGCCTTCGTCTCCACCGGCATGCTCTTCGAGTTCTCGTCCCAAACCGCGCGGCTGTGATCCGACGCCAGATTGTTGTGAATCATGGCCTTGGCTTCCGCCAGGTGCTGCTTCTCCGCGTGCGGGGCGGTGTCGCGCTTGCTGATCACGCACCGCTGGCAGGGGCAGCTGGTTGCGTGCTTGTCGAGTGCGCCGTAGCGTTCGTTGTTGACGAGTCCAAACATTTCTCACCTCGAGTGCGGAAGTATCATTTCGATCATAAAGTTCTGCTTGCTCGTTCTCTGGGGGTAGGAACCAGTGATGACAAGCGTGCGGTGGTTGATCCAGCATTCCTGCACGAGACCGTTGAGCGTCAACTGCGCCGTGGGTCCGGCTAAATCCTGAATGGCGCTCTCGACCGTATCGGCGAGGTTGTTGAGGTTCGTGACGTTCGTCTCGTCGGGCACTTCGCCTTGCAGGGTGACGACGGAGAGGTTGGCCATCAGCGTTACCTTCGCCGGGGCGAATAGGCGGCTGCGATCGTACATCTCGCCAGCCTCGAGCAGGAAGAATGCCGGGTACTGCTCCTCTGCAAGCTGAGTGTCGGGAACCGGGCGGCGTCCGCTGTAGTTGAATGGGCCGCCGTTCACCTGCAACAGCGCGGCGTTGAGCTGCGTGAAGAATGCGGAATAGATGGCCTCGCGTCCTACGGGTACACCCACTATGCACCCCCCGCAAGGCTTGGCTTGACGATATTCTTCTGAATGCGATCCTCGATCCAATCGCGGTTCGCGTCAAGCGTTGGGCCGACGAACGGCCGCGCCGGAATCGTCACCGACGTCACCAGAATAAAGAGCGGGAACAACTGCCCATCCTTCACGCCGAAGATAATATTGTTTCGCACGAAGGTCTTGTAGCCTTCCGCTTCGGCATCCAATGCGCCGAACCGCGCAACACCGGCATCCGTCAGCGCTTCGCCGATGGGGATTGTGAGGTAGGTTCCATTCTTTGGGACGATGGTTCCACCGTGCTCATGGATGGGCGCATACGGAAGGCCCTGGCCTGCAACCATTCCCCCGCGGATGCCGTGCGAGTCTTCCTCCACCGCCATCGCGGCCATCGACCGGCGAAGATCGCCGCTGCGCACATGCAGCCCGCTGTCCTCGTAATGCTCCCGCCCGTAGGTGGCAAGGTGCTCTCCAATGTACGGAAGCTCTTTGCGCGCGTTGGCGCGAATGGCTGGCCCAATGCTGCTGAGCTTCGCCGAGAGTTTCTGTCCGCCTTGGAGGGTGATGTTCATGCGTTAGACCGGGCCCATGCCGTCGATTGGGAAGACTTCTCTGTGAGGGTTGATAAGGTCGATTGTGGAGGGGTGCGCACCCTTGAGGAAGTAGTTGACGCGATCCGGCCCGACGCCGCTTCCGGTGTCTCCGACCCGAGTCCGATTCTTGAACAGGAGCGCCGACTGCTGCATGCACGCTTGCTGGAAGTCGCCGTCGATGATGTTGGCCGTGGGCGTGAGGACGGGGATAGGCCCGTTGCAGAGCCAGCTAACGCCATTGTCGACGGTGATCGAATTGCGAATCGTGCCCCATGTTGGAGCGGATGCGCCTGTGGTGCCGGTGTTGATGGCCGTGTAGTAGTAGCCCACAACCTGCACTTGCTGATTCTGCGCAACGTTGGAACTTGCCACCCAGCCCGCAAGCGCGAGCACCTGCAGTTGGCCTGGGGTGATGAATCCCGCCGTGTAGTTGAGTGTGATGTTCTGCCGGCCTTCGCAGAAATCGGCGCCGCGCAGATAGATGAACCAGTTGTCATTGGTGAGGTAGGGGCCACTTGGTGGACCAGAGGTGGGGTTGATGGTTTGGCCGGGGACGCCGGGCCCGGAGGAGATGACAGCCGACGTCACTCCGAGGATGGGATAGACCAGCGTGCGGATGGAGTCGCGTCCATTCCCGTTGCGCACTTCACTCCGCGCGCTCACCGCCAGCGTCCGTGCCAAGTAACGATTGATGCCGGAGGAGACTGCGGTGATGGTTTTAGCCAGAATGGAATCCGATGCGGTGGTTGCGGCCAACGTTGGGCTGATGTAATTCTTCAGGTCCGTCAGCGTCGTCAAATCCACCGCATAGGGCATCGACTACTCCGTTCCAGGGAACAAGGCTGCCTTCGAGACTTCAGGGGTCGGCTCAACCACCTTCGTCAAATCAGGGTCGGGCAGGTTGAGCGCGGCGGCGGCGGCGGCGATGGCAGCAGCGGCCTCAGCCGTCACGGCGATGCGTGAAGCGATTTCCTGAAAGCCGATGTCCTTGAGCTTCGCGACGAAGTTGTCCGGTACACCGACGGTGCCGTCTTCCTTCACCTGAAAGACTTGCTGTTCTACCGATATTTGGGTGACTCCCTCGGGAGCCCGCATGGTTGCCATATTCCTGCCCTCTCTGAAAGAAGGCAGCCGGACCAGTTAGCCCGGCTGCCTCTGGATTGATGCTTCGGGCCGATTAAACCGTTGCGGTCCCGTTCGGCGAGTTCAAGTTGCTGAGCACGGCGAACGCTGGCATGAAGTAGCCGGCGAAGACTTCGTCGACGTACACTCCATACTCGTACCGACGGGTCCGAGGCGGCCAGTCGATCTGCGTGTAATCCATCCGCGTGTGGACTTCGAGGATGTTGGCCACACCGCTGAGCTCATACGGAGCACGGTCGGACCAGAAGATCACCGTCCCTGGCGGGAGGTACGGGTGAATCTCGATGTCCAGCGTGTTGCCGTAGTACTTGTTCAGGTAGCTCGTGATGCGGCGACCTGCGATCAAGCGACCATTGGTGTTGTCCGCCTCGAACATGATGCGGAAGAGGTTGGTGGTTGCGGAGCCGAGCAGCGGGGCAAGTTGCGAAACGATGTCCGCCGAGCTCATGAGGATCTTGTCGTATCCGACCTTGTACTTGTCGTACGCGGCCTGCAGGATCGCATCGAACTCCGCCACGTTCACGCCGGAGATGGTCAGTCCGGTGTTGCCGGTGGCAGCGGTGAAGGACAGCGAACCACTCGCGGCCAGAGCAAGAGTGCCGGTGGCGACCGAGGGGAAGTTCGGGTTGGTCTGCATCGCAGTTCCCGGTGCCGAACCAAACACGCTGCCGTACATCTGGCTGATGATGCCATCCGGCACCAGCGCGTTGGTGGAGTTGTCTTGATAAGCCGCATTCACCTGCAGAGCGGTGATCAACTGGTTCGTGGTCGAAGGAGCCGACTTGAAGACGACCTGGTTGGACTGAGTGATTGCCTGCAGCCGGGTCGCAGCGGTCGTGGTGCCGAAGTACCACGCGTAAGCGACGGCGTTCGGAACAGCGGTGACGCTGGCGGTGATGATCC